ATAAATTCCACCTCCATTCTTATCACCTCTCCTATAATATAGAATTATTCATCCAGTTGTAAAGGTTCTCCATACCAGCATTCTGTTACTTCAACGTCGCATTTACTTGGAACAACTAAGTCCTTTGCTGCGTCTATCATTAATTGGGAGAATCTGTCTGCTACTTCCTTAGCATTCTCTTTTGGACATTCTCCTATTAATTCATCATGTACTGGTAATAATAATCTAAATCCTAATTCTTTTAACTTCTTATCATTACCGATTAAAATCATAGCAAGCTTTGTTTGGTCTGCCGCTGAGCCTTGAATTCTACTATTTACACATTGGCGAGTTGCTTCTGCTATATATCCACCATTGTCCTTTATTAGAATTCCTTCAGCCTTGGCCTTAGCCTTAATAGCTTCTTTCTCTTTTCGACTGTATGTTCTATTTAGAATATTTATATATTTCTGCTTAGTAGCTTCATCCACTTCTAATGGGCCATCATCGAATTCATCTTCATCATCAAATAATGGGTCAAAGTCTATTGGAGCTCCTCCAATATAAGTGAACTCATATGGTTCGAGTTGCATGTTTGGTAGTCTTCTTTTTCTTCCCCAAACAGTTGTTACAAAGCCATAATCTCTTGCCATTGCTTCGCTTTCTTCCATAAACCTTTTAAGTCCAGGGAAAGAAACCATAACTTTGTCATAAATTTCTTGTGCCTTTTTCTTAGTAACTCCTAAGTCTTCGGCAATAGCTGCTACACCCTTACCATAACAAACACCAAGTACAATTGCCTTTGCTGCTCCACGTCTTTCCTTACCTTCGGGATTCCTTGTTCCATCTTCCCTAAATTCTTTACATTCATCATATGGCATATTATATGCGATGGAAGCAATTTCTACATAAAGGTCTTTCCCTTGCTTGTAGGCATTTATCATCTTTTCATCTTTAGACATATGAGCTGTTAATCTTGGCTCTTGGGCTGAGTAGTCACTTGATAATAATACATATCCCTCACTTGCCCTAAACATTTGTCTTATCTCATCGTTATGGGATGGAATATTCTGCATATTAGGGTCAGATGAACTAAATCTTCCAGTATCTGCTCCTATCTGATTAAAGCTTGCATGTATCCTTCTTGTTTTAGGATTTACAATGGTTGGCATTTTATCAATATAGGTACTTAATAATTTAGCTATTCCTCGATATTCTAATATAGCCTTTGCCACCGGGTGGTCAATCTTGGTTAAGACTTCTTCTCCGGTTCCTCTTGGTTTTTCTTTATCCACAGGTTTAATTTCAAGGACATCATATAACATTATTGCTATCTGAGTTGGGCTTGATATATTTACTGGATATTGTAATTTATTAGCAGCACCTTTCTTCTCTCTATAATTATCTAAGGCTTCGCCAAATTTGTCACATTCTTTATAGAATTTATCTTCTGCTTCTTTCAATTTAACATTATACTTTTTGGATAACTTTTCTGCAAATTCAAAGTCGAATGCAACTCCCGTATCCTCCATCTCTGCTACTATGTTGATTAGCGACATTTCTATATGATTAAATACAAAAGCAGGGCCAGTTAAATCTCTTTCAATACAAATTGGGTCATTCTCTGTTAGGAATGGTCTTTGGAATTCATATAACTCATAAGTAATCTCTGCATCCCTTGCTGCATATAAATATGCGGTATTGACTGGGATATGGGTAAATGGGATACCCTTGAATAAACTATCAAATGTAAATGCATCTCCTTCACCTTTTAAACAATATTTTTTATGAAGGGCTTTTAAGTTGTTTTCAGGCTCATTCTCATTTAATAATCTTGCTGCTATATATCCATCCCAGTGAGGTATTAATTCAACTCCAAGTTGATTTTTAATTACTCTAACATCAAACTTAGCATTAAACATAATTACCTTGATTTTACTATCCACTATTCTTTGCATTTGCTTGGTTGCAAATTCATCTGATACCTGATTATCTATTTCAATTCCAGTTACATAGCTTACATGATGAAGTGGAATGTACACCGCTTTATTTCCGGGTGTATAAAGACATAATCCAGCAAGCGTACAAGTTATAGGGTCAAGACTATTAGTTTCTGTATCAATGGAGATTACTCCATTCTTAATGCATTCATCTATATACTTTTCAAATTCAGCTTCATCCCTAATTATATCATAACTATCTGCATATTTTCCTAAGTTCTTGTTTACCATAGCACTTATGGTTGAGATTCGCTCCAATAAGCCTCCACCACCTTTTATTGTTATCCCCACATTGGCTTGGGCTGCTTTTGAAGCTTTCTTTGCTAATATAGAATCTCCCGCTTTGGTTGCCCTCGGCGGGAGATTAAATAATCCGCTCATTAAAACTTATCCTGATTTCCCACTGTTCTGCGTCTACCTGTGGGGCGGGAAGTAGGCGCTTTATCTTCTGCTGGAGAAGATGTCGGAATTCCTCTTCTACCTGTAGGAGCTTCATTTGCGGGCTCTCTTTTTGAAGTTCTTCTATCATTTTTTGGATTTCTTTCTGGTGAAGCTTGTTCTTCAACATCTTCTTCAAAATATCCATTGTTCAAGAAAAATTCTAATTCTTCATATGTTTTATCTAGAATCCATGTTCCTAATAATTCAGGAATTTCTGGTAGGTCTTCTAATGTTACATCATCTGTATCCAATGCATATGTTTCATAAGTAGTTTTAGTATCTCCCTTTTTACCATTTCTTTCAATCTCAAATGGAGTGGATACTAAAGGGTTATATCTTGCACAAAGACTGGATAGTTTACTGAAGAAAGTCTTTCCCCTGTCCCAAATCTTTGCTTCATCGGATTCTACATTATAAAGTTTTATAAACAGTTTTGCCATGACCCTGGACTTGGCCGCACATAAAGGACAATCATCCAATGGTTGGTTATATTCTCTTAAACAGTTAACATAACGCTTCTTACCATCTACCTCAATTTCATGTACTGCATAACCTTCAACATCATCAATTGAATTATACATAAATCTTACAGTTGCTACGTCTTTGTCATTCTTCAAGGAGAAGAATCCTCCATCACCTTGACCTCCGTAATTCTCAATCTCGTTAGCATTAAATCTTGCCATAATTTGTTTCCCCTTTCGTTTTTAAAGTTTTTGTATTAGTCAGCCTATCGGCTTGAACTCTGTGTAAATTGAATGATTTTCTAAATAACCAAATTGATATTCTTTGCATTAGCTTTCTTATCATCTGCTGAAATCCCTCCTATGATTATTATATAGAATTTTTCTTAGAATCCTAAAGCTAATGACATTAATTTTTCTCTTAACTTCTTTCTCATATTACTTAGGGTCATGACGTTAACCCCCATCATCTTAGATATTTCAGAATTGCTCCACCCATTTAAGATTAAACTGCAATATTGAAGTTCTTTCTCAGTTAATTTATATTGAGTTAGTGTATCCATAATTTCATCATCCTCGCAAGTAGCCGCTACTAAATCAAATCCATTTTCCACCATAACCTCATAACTATCTGAAAAGAATAAGGCCTTTCTCTTTTGAGTATTAAGTGCTTCTGTCTCTTCCCTAAATTTATTCATTAAGGTCGTTGTAAAGTATGTACTGAAATTAGCTTTGCCACTTTTATAGGTCTGTAAGCATATATCTAATTTCTCTAAGGAGAAGCTTACAATGTCCTCATTAGTAAGTCCGTAATACTTGGACGAAATATTGATAATAAGCTTGTAGGTCTTTTCAAATGCTAAAGCCAAGAGAGAGGGGTCTAGACTCTCTCTATAGGACTCAGCTATCTGCTCCAAACTCATATCACGAGTATCCTCAATTATTAGTGTTGAAAGCATATTAAGTGTTCTTAACATCCGTTTTCCTCCTTTAAAGTTTTCAGTTGTTTGAGTTTTCCAAGTTACTATTTAGATGCTTTTACAGCTTGCTTATTCTTCTGGAATTCTAAGGAAGCATCTAATAGTTTTGTTATCTTCTCTTTGTTTTCTTTAGTCTCTTCATCAAAATGAACTCTTGCATCAAACATATGATTCGTTTTCTTAAACGGTGTTAAATCCTGAACTGCCTTTGAACGCATCCATAAGGTAATACCATTTTTGTTAAAAGTAAAGGCCATATACATTTTACCATCTACTTTTAAACTTCTAAAGCTTGGTACAGTAGCTTTAAATACTTCTGTTCCTCTTTCTATAGCTAATTGTTCAATAAAAGCTTTTAATGGATGGTCACCTGAAATAGTTTCACGCTTTTGCTTTGGTGCCTTTTCTGTCTTAGCTTTCTTTTCAGGCTTTGTTTCTTCCTGCTTAGGTTCCTCCGATGCTGGTTCTTCAGTAGTAGGCTCTTCTTGCTCTACTGGGGCCTCTTCTGTCTCCTCGGCAGGTTCTTCTACTGCTTCAGTAGCTTCTTCAACTACTTCTTCTGATTGAGGTTGCTCTTGCACTTCTTCGTCTTCCATAGGTTTCCACCAACGTTTTAATGTTGCAGGGCTAAGGGCTTTCTCTTCACCAGATTCCAGCTTAACAATAACTTGTTTCTCATTCTCGCTTACCAACTCTGCTACTTGACCGTTTCTTACTGACTTAAATTTTTTCATTGTAATACCTCCATAAAGTTTTTTAGTTTGCAAGGACTT